TCCTGCTCGAGGTCACCGCTCATGTTGGCGAACGGGAGGACGGCGATGGAGGGCTTGTCCGGGAGCGGCAGGGCGGCCTCTGGCACGGACGGGAACGTCGACTCTACTGGCGGCTGGAGCCGGTAGAACACGAAACGCCCAAGCGATGAACAATCCCGCTCACCACGACCTGCTGCGGGCATTGCGCTCTGGGTGTACGGCCGTGTCGCCCATTGCCAGTGCAGCCAAGGTCCCTTGGAGATGGCTTGGGTGGTCAGGCTTCACCCAGCGCTCGTTGACGGTCACGCACGAACCAGCATCACCACGAATTCCCGTGAAGGAGGAAGCTTATGCGCGTGAAAGCTGCCGTGCTGTTCCTTGCTCTCCTCGGCCTGCTCTTCATCTGGGGTACGCGCGCCGGCAGGTATCAGGTAGTGACACTGAGCCACGGCACCTTTCTGCTCGTGGACACGGCCACAAGTGAATGGTGGCTCTACAGCCACAATCCCCTGAAGACTCTGGAGGCGAAACGCCGGGGCGAGAACTCCTACGTCTTCGACATCAAGGCCTGGGACAACTCCATTCCGCTGCACCGCCGGCTCTGGCCGTAGTGGGCCACACGATGAGCGCCCAGCCGGCAAGAGTACCGATCATAACGCCATGAGCGGCGCCGAGCGCGCCAGGGGGACTGAGAGATGCCCGCAGCAATCTACGCTAGGAAGAGCACAGAGCAGCTCGGCGTCGCCGACGAAGCGAAGTCGGTAACCCGCCAAATTGAACATGCTCGCGCGTACGCCGAGCAGAAGGGTTGGGCTGTCGACGAGACCCACATCTACGTTGACGACGGCATCTCTGGCGCGGAGTTCGTCAAGCGCCCGGGGTTCATCCGGCTGATGAACGCGCTGAAGCCGCGGGCGCCATTCGACACCCTCATCATGTCCGAGGAGTCGCGCCTGGGGCGTGAAGCCATCGAAACCAGTTACGCCCTGAAGCAAATCATCGACGCGGGTGTCCGCATATTCCTGTACCTGGAAGATCGCGAGCGGACCCTCGACACCGCGATGGACACGGTCATGCTGTCCCTCACCAACTTCGCCTCCCAGGTGGAGCGCGAAAAGGCACGGCAGCGAACGTACGACGCCATGCTCCGCAAGGCGAAGGCGCTACACGTCACGGGCGGCAAGGTCTTCGGCTACAACAACGTTGGGGTGCTGAACGCCGAGGGCATCCGCTTGAGCGTAAGCCGGCAGATCGAGGCCGAGCAGGCGGCGGTGATCCACCGGATCTTCGAGGCGTATGCAGACGGCACCGGGATGCTCACCATCGCGCACCAGCTCAACGCCGACGGCGTGAAGCCTCCGCGGGGGCGCGGATGGGCACCCTCGGCCATTCGCGAGATGCTCCATCGGCCGCTCTACCGGGGCGAGATTGTCTGGAACAAGAGTCAGAAGGTCGTCCGCGCCGGCACGAAGAAACAACGTCGTCGTGACCAGTCGGAGTGGATCACTCTGCCGGCGCCTGACCTGCGGATCATCGACGACGAGCTGTGGCAGAGGGTCAAGACGCGCCTCGATGCTCGAGCCGCACTCTACTTGCGCAGCCCGCTCAGTCAGAAGCTGATCGGTCGCCCGCGCCATCAGGATGAGTCGGCCTACCTGCTCGTCGGCTTCGCCCACTGCAGCGTCTGCGGCGGGCCGCTGGGCACCGATCTGCGAGCGCACGGCAGGGAGGGCGCTCGGCGTCACGTCCCCCACTACGCTTGCCTGGACCACAAGAAGCGCGGCAACGCCATCTGCACGAACGTCGTGGGTCTGCGCCAGGACATCGTGGACCGGGCCGTCCTCGACGCGATCAGCGAGGTACTGACCCCCGCGGTGCTGGTGACGGCGGTCGAAAAGGCCCTCGCGCGGCTGTCGCGCGCCAGGTCATGCCACACCAACCGGAAGGCAGAGGGAGAGCAGGAGCTGCGGCAGGTGCAGCAGAAACTCGATCGGCTGGTAGACGCCCTGGCTGACAGCTCCCTGCCCGTCGACGAGATCAGGTCCCGGCTGAACGCCGAGAAGACACGGAAGACCGCGCTTCAGGCCGAGCTAGCGAAGCTGGAGCGACTCGTGGCCCTCAATCACTTCGACGCCGCGAAACTGAAGCACCAGCTCCAGGCCCAAACGGACGACGTCAGCGCGCTTCTCAACAAACACACTCCCCAGGCCCGACAGATGCTCAGGAAGCTGTTGGTGGGCCCCATCGAGCTGGAGCCTGTCGGTAGTGGCCGGCGGCGCGGCTATAAGTTCCGAGGCGCCCTGACCATCGAGCGCCTCATCAGCGGACAGGTGGCGGCGTTCATGGAAAACACGTCCGTCTATGGTGGCCCCAACGGGATTCGAACCCGTGTTTCAGCCTTGAGAGCGCGTCCGGCGTGACGCGTCGCTGCTGGTCACTCTTGTTATTACGGCACGTTACCGCCCGCATGCCCCCCACTTTGTCTAGTCAGCTTTGGCACTTTTGCTACTCCGAATGGCACTATTTCGGCACCGGATCGGAAGGTGGAGTTAAGGCGTCGACGTCCGGCAACCGCACGGCGTCATCGTGCGGCCGGCCGCGCCGCTCGGCCTCGCGGCGTTCCTCGGCCGCGAGCAGGTCATCCGGGTCCATCGGCCGCTCGAACAGCACGCGCCCGTAGCGCCACTCGCGGCGCGCCCGGGACCGGACGGCGGCGAGAAAGTATTCTCGCGTGAGCGGCCGGTCGAAGTGCTCGCGGTAGGTCAGGCACCACTCGGCGACGTCTTGCACCAGGTCACGGGCCCCGATGGGCGCGTACACGAACCCGGCCAGGCGCACGGCCTCTTCCCAACACGCGCGGTACACGGCCTCGACGTCGTCGGCGCTCACGACGCCGTAGCGCGGGCGCTCGACCATCCGCACCGGCGCCCGGTCGCGGTGCTCGTACCGACACGACGGGCCATGCTGGCCGGCGAAGCGGCCACACTCCGGGCAACGACGGGCGCGGCAGGCCGGGCAATAGAACTTGTCGCCGAGGGCCGTGCGCTCGCCGCAGCCGTGGCAGAGGCCCGCGCGGCAACTCGGCGCGTGGTGCCCGTGGAGGCCCCGACAGAGGCCGCAGAGGGTCGGCGCGCAGGCCGCGCATAAGGATTCGCCGGGGCGGGCCGTGCGACGTGCACAGCACGTCACCAGCGCCGGCCCGGGCCGGCCCCCGCTCATTCGAGCGACGGCACCGGAGTCGTGAGGGCCGGGAGATTTTCCTTGCGGCGTACTTCGTCCGGCGTCAACCAGCCGCCGTCAATCGCGATCCGGTAGGCTTCGTAGCGTTCGCGCGTGGTCGTCGAGAGCAGCGCATCGGGAAGAAACTCGGCGTACATCGCCCGCCGTTCGAGCGGCGAGATACAGGCGAAATTGACGGCCGACTCGATGCGGGCGAGCCACGGGCCGATGGTGTGCTTGAGCAGGCGCAAGCTCTCATCTTGGCTATTCGCGTAGGTCAAACTCCCGCGCACGTCGCCGCCGATCATGTGCGGCGGCACGCCGAACACGCGGGCGATTTCCTCGACGGAGAACCGACGGCTTTCCACGAATTGCGAGTCCTCGTGCGACAGCGCAATCGGTTCAAACTTCAACCCTTCTTCGAGAATCAACGTCGTGTGGCGTCGGCCCGCCGTCGCCTGTTTTTCTTTCAACGCGTCTTCGATGTGCGCCCGCGCGGCCGGCGACAGGCGGGCGGCCGTCGTGAGCGTGCCGCGCGGCGTCGCGGCGTTCGCGAAGAATTCGCCGCCGTAGCGTTCGAGCGCCAGACCGAGGCCGAGCGTGTCGCGAAAGGTGGTGATGACCGAGCGGCCGGAATAGCCGTCGTCGCTGAGCGGGCCGGCCACGTGCAACATGTCTTCGGCCCGCACCGTCTCCGTCGACGCGCCCGCCGACACCTTGTAGCGCAGGCGGCCGTTGCGCTGGACCTCGACGAGCACGCGGTCGGGGTTCACGTACCAGAGCGCGCGCACGCGGCCGTCGTCGTCGCGCGTGATGAGCGCATACGCGTTGCCGCGTAGGAGCAACGCGGTGACCATCGCTTCCCAGAACGCGACGACCGATTGCACGGGGTTCGGCCGCAGGCGCAAGACGTCAAAGAGCGGATGGTCAACGAAACGTTCGCGGTCGTCGCCGACCCGCTTGTAGAGCAGGAGCGGCATGCTCGCGATGGTCCCGGCGATCAGCGAGACGCACGCCCAGACGGCCGACAGGGACACCGCGCGCTCGACGCCGACGGGTTCGCCGGTGATGCTCGGGCCGGCCCCGAACAGGCCGACGAGCGCGGGGTCACGCGCCGGGTACGGGCCGAGCACGAGGCTGCGAATCTCGTGCGCGAATCGCGACCACCACCCCACGGCGGCGACTCCCTACGGCGTGACGGCCGTGATTTGCGCGAACGCTTCGGGATGTTCGAGGGCGACGTCCATGCGCAGATGCCCGAGGAACCCGTATTGCACGAACTCCGCGTAGCGTTCGCGCAGGACTTCGACGCGGAGGCTCGACCGCACGCCGAGCAATAGCTGATCGAACCCGCCGAGCACGACGACGTCGGTCAAGCTCGACGTCGGGTAGAACGTCATGTCGGACACGATGGGCGGGCGGGCGAGCGGCGCGTTCGTGGTGCTCTCTTTCATCTTCGCGGTGCCGACGTAGACCCCCGGCGGCATGACCACGGCCGAGGGCACCGGGCCGTTGTCGGCCAGGATCGCGCCGACGGCGTCGAGCACCTTGTCGTAATTCGTGAGGGCCCCGCCGCCGGCGACGCTATTGACCCCGGTCGTGTTCGTGATGCCGCGCGGCTCCGGCGCCGTGCCGCTCCCCCGCAACGCGACCCGGTCGACTTCGAGGGCGAACGCGGCGGCGAACGACCGCTCAAGCATGCTCTCGATGTTGAGGCTGTCTTCGAGCAATTCGCGGGAGACGCGCACGAGGGCGGCGAGGCTGCGCGGCGTGAACACGACGCCTTCGAACGTCGGATCGCTGGCGACGACTTCGGCGTTCTCATTCCGCCACGCGGTCGTCACGTCGGACGCGAGGCGGGCAATCGTCGTTTTGTCCGACGTGAGCGGCACCGTGCGGGCGCCGGCCCGCACGCACACCGTCGCCGCCCGCATGCGGTCGATAAACGCGGAGGCCGTGATCTCGGGCACCGTGAAGCCGCCCGTCGCGTCGCTGCCTTCGGCCAGGGCCCGCCGCTCGACGTCGGTGCGCGGCCCGCAGACGGCGGCCCGCAGGAAGGCGCCGAGCGTCAGCCGCGCGTAGTCATCCTTGCCGCGCGCGCGTTCGGTCCACGCGCGCACGGAATCGCCGGGTTTCAGCACGCGCGTTTCCAAGTCGACGACCTCGACGTCGCGCGACTCGACGACGACGGGCACCGGCGGCACGGGATCAGGCGACGGGGCCACGGGCGGGGCGATGGTCTCGGGCATGGGCGGTGTCTCCTGCGCGCGGGCGCTTTCGAGCGACCGGAGGGCGGTGACGTGCGTTTGCGGATAGGCGGGCCAGAGCACGCCCGCTGAGATTTCGCGAAGGCGGAAACTCGTGATGGTGCGCACGGGCGGGGTCGACCGCAAATCCCACGTGTCGACGGCGTCGGTAAAGCTGAAACTCGCGCCCGTCACGTCGCCGCGCGCGACCGACTCGACCAAGTCGCGGGCGTGCTCCGGCGGGTCGATTTCGAATCGCAGGCCGTCGTCGGCCGCATGCACCCGCAACGTCTTCGCGGAGACGCGGCCGAGCACCCGGGCCCGGTCGTGGTCGCGGAGGGCGACAAGGTCGGGGTTGCCGGCGAGGGCCGCCCGCACGGCGGCCGGCGCGATGATCTCGCGGAACCCGCCCAGGTCTTCGCTCGGCACGCCCGTCGCGATGGCCAAGCCGACAAGGCGGGGCGACTGCGCGCCGCTGCTCTCGGCGCGCAGCCCGTGGGAAACGTGCCGCACTTCGATGCCGTCGACCACGATAGGCCGACCCTATGCGCGCCATCGGGAAATTGCAATAGCTATCGCCGTCGCTATAGGTGTCGACAAAACTAGACACCTTGCGTTTGCGCTTGCGTGCGGGCTTACGACGGGTGCAGAGTCGGCGGCAAAAACCTTATGCCGACCAAGCGAGACCGCGAGCCGACGGATTGGGAGCGGCGCTTTCTGCGACGCATGCGGTCGCGCTTTGCCCGCCTGCGTGTTCGTGCCGTTCATCCGCCCCCCTGACAAGCCGAACGATCAGAACGTGACGACCAACGGCGGGCGCACGTCGTAAATCGAGGCCGGCTCGACGTCGACCAGGGCTTGACTTAATCCGATGACCAGGGCCACGACCGGGTCAATCCGTTCGGCCGACCTCGCCTTGCTCGGCCGGATGTTCTCGTTGCTGTCCATGTCGAGCGTCACGTTCGCGACGGCCCATCGGAGCACCGGGTGCCCGCCGTGGCGCAGCTTGCCCGAGAGCACGGCGGCCTCAAGGGCCTTCGTCGGCGGCGACAGGCGGGACATGTTCTGCGGGACGGCCACGGCCGGCAACCCGTCGGCCGCGAGACGCGGCAGGATGCGCGCGGCGGCCCACGGATCGAACCCGATGCCCGCGACCTCGTACCGCTCGCCATACTCGCGCACGCGGGCCTCGATGGCGTCGTGGTCGATGATGTCGCCCGGCGTCAGCGTCAGATAGCCGCGCCGCGCCCACTCGTCGAACATGCCGTGCCGTTGCACGCGGTCGCGATACGAGCGCTCGGGCAGCCACGCGTCGACGAGCACCGTATACCCGCCGTCGGCGTCAGGGAAGACGAGCGCCGCCGCCGACATGTCCTTCGTGCTCGACAGGTCGACGCCGACGAAACACCGCCGGCCGCGCAAGGCCTCGACGTCAACGGGGTCGCCGCACGCGTCCCACGCCGTCATGTCGAGCCACTTGGTGTCACTCGACGTCCAGAGATTCAGGTGCAGCCGCTTGAACGCGTTTTCATACGCCGGCATGTGCTGCGCCCGCCGGCATTCGGCGGCCAGGTAATCGGCCTTGATGCTCACGCCATAGCCCGGGTTCGCGCGGCGCCACACGTCGGGCGACGTCCAATCGTCTGACTCGCTGGCGCCGTAGAGCACGCCGAGAAATTCCGGGGCGTCGAGGGCCCCGGCCCGGACCTGTTCGGCGTGCTCGTGAAACTGCCACGCGACGGAGTCGCGGCCGACGCCGGCGGTGCTGATAATGAACGCGAGCGGTTGCCGACGGCTGCCCATGCTCGTAAGCAGCACGTCGAGCAGGTCGCGGCTTTCGTGGGCGTGAAGCTCGTCCACGATCACGCCCGACAGGCTGAGGCCGTGCTTCGAGTACGACTCCGACGAGATCACGCGGTACGTGCTCTGCGTCGACGGCACGACCAATTCGCGGCGGTACACGTGAATGAGCGCCGCGAGGGCCGGCGCTTGCTCGACCATCGCCCGCGCAATCGAGAACACCACGTCGGCCTGTTGCTTGTCAGCGGCGGCCGACACCACGTCGGCGCCCGGCTCGCCGTCGAACAGCAAGAGCCACAACGCCACGGCCGCCGCGAGCGTGCTTTTCATGTTGCGCCGGGGCACCTCGACGTAGACCTGCCGATAGCGGCGCAGCCCGTCATCCCGCAGCGTGCCGAACATCGGCCGCACGATGTCCCGCATTTGCCAGTCGGCCAGGATGAGCGGTTGGCCGCTCCACTCGCCCTTCACGTGGCGAAGGTGGGCCCGGCAGAACTCAGCGAACCGCAACGGCGGCGTGCGGGCCCGCAACCGGGGCAAGGTCGCGGGCGCGAGCCGGGGCTTACGGCCGGGCTTCACCGTTCGCCGCCTATCGACATCCCGCGCAACGGAGCGCGCGGGTCAGTGGGCGCACGCGTACCGAAAAGCAGGCTTTGCGGTATCACGGGGTCATATCCTCGACGTCGGCCCGGCGGGCCCGGGCTCGGGCTCGGCGGGCCTCGTCACGCTGCCACTCCTGTTCGAGCCATTCGCCCCACGGGGTCTGTCCGCGTCGCGTGTGGCACGCACGGCAGGCGACCCACACGTGGTGCGCGGTCCACTCGTGCAGCGCACGCGGCGGGTGATAGTGGCCCAACGTCACCGTGTTCTCGCGGGTGAACCGGCCGCCGCAGCACTGACAGCGCCCGCTCCGGGTCAGCAGCACCCGGACCCACGGCACGAGCGCGTCATAGTGCATTTCACGCCAGAACACGTCGAACGGAATGTCTGCCTTCACGCACTCGACGAACGCATGCCGTTGGACTATCGCGAGGGCGCGGTCGGTCATGGTGTGGCCTCCTCGTCGTCGGGGTCGAGGGTCAGCACGCCGCCGGCGACGAGCGCGCGGATCATCGCCACGCGGAGCATGAGCCGCACGGTATCCGGGTGCAGGCCTTCGGCGAGCATGGCCCGGGCGGCGAGGCCGAGGCCGGCCAGGTCGAGCTTGTCGAGCGCGAGCAGGATCGCGCGACGGGCCGGCGGCTCGTCGTCCCACGCGATGGGGCGTTCGGTGCGCATGGTGTCTTTCCCTCCCTTTCGCGGGTCGTCGGTCATGCGCTAGAAGGCTCTGTGCGGGCCGTGCTGCCATTCTGCGGCCCCGGAACGTGCGGACCCATGTTCCCCCGCGACCCGCGCGAGGAATTCATCGCGCTCTGACGCCGACGCGTGCGACCAGAGCGCGAGCATGCGGTCGACGAGCGACGGCACACGGACAATCCCGGCCGCGCGGGCCGCCGCTTTCAAGCTCGGGTAGTCGCCACGCTCGAAGGCCTCGAAGACGTCGGGGCGATCCCGGCGCAGGCGACGCGCGAGGTACGACGCGCTCGTGCCACGGCCAGGAAAGCCGGTTATCGGATAACTGCCTTTCTTGCCACGGCCGCCCATCGCGCCCGCCTGTTCGTGCGTCGGGAGCACCGGGCGGGTGCGCGCGAGTTTGGCCTGAAAGGCTTGTTCGGCCTGCTGTGGCGTCGGTGCGCCCTCGGCCTGCAACCGGGCGAGGCACTCGGCGCCGTGCTCAAGGTTTTTCCCGAGTAACGCGTAGAGCGTGGCCCAATCGGGAAACTTGAACCCCGGCCACGGGTCGCCGAGAATCCAGTCGGCCACCGTGGGATTGTCGAACACGCGGCCGTCAAATCGGACGCACGAGCGTTCGCCAGGCCCCGGCCCGCAGCATCGCGAGCATGTTCCCGGGCAACACGACGATGCGCAATTGCGCGTCGCGGGCCTGCCCGAGCATATCGTTGTGACACTCACCGGCTTCGGTCGCCGAGGAAATCATCGGGGTCCCTCCTCCGTCGGCTGGTCACAGTCAGGCTCCGGGTGGGCGTTCGTTTTCGAACCGTCCCGCGAACCGTCTCGATGAACCGTCCCCCCTATACGGTTGGACGGTTGGACGGTTCAACCGTCTCGAACCGTCCCCGGAGACCGGGGACGATTCGTAACGGTGCGCGGTGGTTGACCATTCGCCGCGTTTCCCCTATCGAACCGTCCCGGGCGCCGGAGACGGTTCGTTTTTCTTGACGAAATAGCGCACGGAACCGGCCTTGCGACCCGGCCCGGAGTCGACCTTGCCGGCCTTCGTCAGGTGTTCGAGCGCGGCCTCGACGGTGTGCCAGCCGCCGAGTCCAGCCTTGCGCATGTCGGTTCGGGTGGCCGGGCCGTTGGCGTTCAGCCACGCGAGCACGCGCCCACGGACGCCCGCGACTTCGGCCTCGTCGGCCGCGACGTCGACACCGACGAGGCGGGTGACGAGTCCATCGGCGATCTCACACGTGATGGTGAACGGGTCGGGGTCGCCGGAGAACTTGTAGTCCTGCGGGTAGACCAGGCTTTCGGTGTCGTTCACGCGCTCGACGGACACCGGGCACTCGCACGCCGCGAACCAGTCGCCGCCGCTGGCGCGTTGGCTGCGCTGGCGCTGGTCCTGCCCGTTCTGCGGCGGCTTGGTGTCGTGGTGCACGACGACGACGGCGACCTTGGCGTCGGTCACGATGCGGCGAATGACGGCGGTGACCTCGCGCACCTTGGCCGGCCCCTCGTCGGTCTTCGCGGACAGCCGCCGCGCGGCGTCGAGCACGAGCAGCTTGACGCCGAGCCGTTTCAGGTCGTCGATGAGCCGCGCGACCCACACCGGATCATCGAGGCTGATACCGCGACGGACGGCGACGTGCAAGGTGTCGGGCGGTGCCGGAAAGCATCGCTCGTTGACCAGTGCGCGGAGCCGGGTCCGGGTTAAGTCGCGCGGGTCTTCCTCCATGACGTAGAGCACGGCGACGGGTTCGGCGGGTTTGAACCGCGCGAGGCCGAACGGCGCGGTCCCCGTCGCGGCGGCGAGGGCGATTTCGAAGGCCGCGAGGCTCTTGCGGGCGCGGGCGTGCCCGTGCATCAACATGATGACGTCGCACGGTAAGAGCGCCGGGAAAATCATGGCGACGGGCGGGTCGGACGTGTCGAGGAACTTCCCGATGGTCTCGATGTACTCGGGGGCCGACGACGCGGCGGCGACCGGCGGCGGCTGCGCCCGTTCGTCGGCGATGCCGAATTGTTGGCCGACGAAATCGCCGCTCATCGCGGCGGCCCCTGCGGCGGCGGGCGCTGGCGTCGCCGGGCGGCTTCGGCGTCGAGGCGAGGAATGCGGGCCCGGAGCCAGCCGGACGGGTCGCGTTCGAGGGCCCGCCGCTGGCGGGCCAGGAACCGCTCGTCTTCAAGCTCCTCGTCCGTCAGGTGCGGAATGTCGTCGTGGTGCGCGCGGTGGAAGGCCTCGACCGTGTCGAACTCCTCCGGGTCGGGGTAAGCCTCGCGCGCCAGGTCGGCGAGCCAGGTATTGCGGCGGTTCACGCGTCGCCCCTTACCGGCCGTTCACCTCCTCGCGCGCCGCCGGCCGGAAATTCTCGGCCATGAGCGCGTCGACGGCGTCGACCGGCACGAGCACGCGCCGGCCAATCTTGAAGAACGGGAGTCGCCCTTGTCTCAGCCACGTCCGAATCGTCCAGCCAGACACGCCGAGTAGGGCGGCCAGGTCTTCGATGCCCACGGTCTTTTGCGGCATGTCGCACCTCCCTCTTGCGCGCTAACCAATACCGCGATCCATGGGCTCTTGCAAGACAAACTTACGTTGTCTTGCCGTTCTTGTTATTACGTGTGCTACCATCCGGGTCATGGTAACCCTTGACCTCGACACGCTGGCGCGTGGCGAACTCGCGGTTCTTCTCGCGTGTGCCTTCGATGAGGGCCTTCCGCAGGTTCCCGGTAGACACATCGGCGAAATCGTCGACGCGCTGCGCGGCCCCTTGCGCGTCATCGAGCCGGGCCTGACCTTGCCGTTTCGGGGGATGCCGACCGGGCAGGTTCGCGACGAACTCCTCGCCGCGCTCGCGACGGTGCGCGAGATGGCGCACGACGTCACGGTGGGCCGAGGTACCGGCCCGATGCGAATGAGCGTCGACTTGTCCGTGGGCGAGGGCGACCGCGACGGTCTCCCGACGTGGACGCTGCGTCTGCGTCTGGCCGACGCGCTCGTGTGGAGCGCCGCGCGGTTGTTCTCGATGGTGCCCCGTGCGCTGATTCGGCCGTGTTTGTTCGCGGGATGCGCCCGCGTGTACGTCGGCGGCCGGAACCGCCGGTTCTGTCCAGGTCACCAACACGAAGCGCGCCGTCAGGCGCAGCGTCGGGCGATTCAAGCCTTCCGGGCCCGCGCAGCCGCGAAGAAGACGGCCCCAACCCCCAAGAGGAAGAACAAGCGATGAGCCGACGCCGAGACGGCGTGTTCAAGAAAAACGGGTGGTGGTGGATCGACTACGAAGACGCGGACGGCAAGCGGCACCGGCAAAAGGCCGCGCCGAGCTACGAAGCGGCGAAACTCGTGTACCGCGCGAAGATGACCGCGATTGCGCGCGGCGAAATCACCGGGGTTCGCGAGGAAGGCATTCGGGTCCGGGATTTCATCGCGCAAAAATATTGGCCGACCGTGCGACCGACGCTCTCGACGTGGGAACAGCACCGCGCCGAGGGCACCATCGCGAACCAGATCGTTCCCGCCTTTGGCGATTTCAAACTCGCGAGCCTGCGCCGCGAGACCATCGAACGCTGGCAGGCCGAGCGGTTGACCAAGGTCGCCAGCGGCACCGTGAACAAGGAACTCGTGCGGCTGAAACACCTGCTCAACCGCGCCGTGGCGTGGGGCTACATCCGAGATTCACCGACCCGGGCGATCAGGAAAACGACCGAGGCCC